TCAATGACTTCAACTTCTCGATCGCCTATAATCTTGAAAGTGATTTTAATGTGAAATCCAATATGGTCAGTAAAATCGTCTCTGATTGGCCAAATCTCAAGAAAACATTCCGTTATATCAATCGTGTACGTTTCGAAAAATATGACAGTCCCATCGCCATTGATATTTCCATTATCCGTACCTCTCACACATCCAATGGTTTCATGATTCCCGAATATACTGTCGCCGATGCCGAATTATTCTCTACGGATACGCGGTATGAAATCGAAATGGAAGTACGCAATGAAAAAGTCGGCAAAGGTACCGCATGGTCAACCTCGAAATCTATTATTGATGCGATTATGGGGGTTGCACGTATTGTTCTCAGTGGAATCCAATACACGAATTATCCTCGTCCTTATCCCGACCATGAACGCGTCTTACTCGAATACATGCGTCTACTTTATGGAGAAAAATATGAACCCGGACGCAAATTAGTATCCAAGAATTTCTGTGGACCATCTTCTATTACTCTCCAAATGTCGAATATTATGACCGCCAGTGAACTCTCCGATGTTCCCAATATTCGCATGAATTATTGTGTCACTGATAAAGCCGATGGAGAGCGTAAATTGTTATATGTCGATAGTGCTGGGCTCATTTATTTCATTGATACCAATATGAATGTTCAATTTACCGGCTCTCTCACCGTGGAAAAAGTTTTATTCGGCAGTCTTCTCGATGGTGAACATATTAAATACGACAAACATGAAAAATTCATTGATACTTATGCCGCATTCGATATCTATTATATTGCAGGAAAAAGTGTGAGAGAACAGAATTTCATGTATGACGAATCGACCGTCGAAAACCCGACAGAAGAAATGAAACGTCATCGATTACCCAAACTTCATAGTTTCGTTTCCCGTTTGAAACCGGTTTCTATTATTGATAAAACCAGCCCGCCTCAGGATTTCAAAGTCGTCGTCAAAACATTCTTATTCAGCAATCGCGATAACAGTATGTTTGTTGCTTGTTCCAAATTATTATCCGATATCAAAGACGGCGTTTATCCTTATAATACCGATGGTCTTATCTTTACACCTATCAATACCGGTGTCGCGGGTAATTCGTCCGGCCAAGCAGGACCTCTTGAAAAACCCTTGTGGAAACTGAGTTTTAAATGGAAACCGCCTCAATATAATACGATTGATTTCTTGGTTCGATATAAATATGATAAGAATGGTGTAGAAGAGATTCATAATGTGTTTGATGATGGGCAAGCCCTCGGCGCCTCCGGCGCCGCAGTTACTCAATACCGTACTATCACTCTTTATTGCGGTTTCGATAAACGTGTTCATTCCTTTATGAACCCTTTCCAAGACCTTCTCGATGACAAATATCACGGGGAAACTGATGATATGGAAGACGAATCCGGATACACCGCAAAACCATTCCAACCCACGAACCCTTATGATCCTGTCGCATGTTTCACAAATATTCTCTTGAAAAATGACCAACACACACAACTTATGTTTACCGAAGAAGGTGATATATTCGAAAGTGAAATGATTGTAGAATTCAGTTATGACCCGGAAAAACCCAAAGGATGGCGCTGGATTCCTCTCCGTGTTCGTCATGATAAAACCTATGAACTTCGTTCCGGTGTTTCTCTCAATTTCGGCAATGCTTATCATGTCGCCAATGATAACTGGAAATCAATTCATCATCCAATTACCGAAGAAATGTTAAGCACCGGTGCCAATATCCCCAATGATGAATCCGTCGATGATGTTTATTATAATAAAGCGGATAATGATGGTGTTTCATATACTGTGGCGATGCGTAATTTCCATAATTTATATGTGAAAAAGAAGTTGATTATGGGTGTGAGTGCGAGAGGCAATACACTCATTGATTATGCTGTTGGAAAAGCCGGCGATTTAAGCAAATGGAAATATTCGAAATTGGCATTTGTATTTGGTGTCGATATTTCCAAAGATAATATTTATAACCAAAAAGATGGTGCTTGTGCTCGTTATCTCAATGAGAAACGTGCGTCGAAGAGGTTGTTTGACGCGATTTTCCTTCCAGGGACAAGTGCGTTGAATTTGCGTGATGGTTCGGCATTCTTCAATGATAAAGAACGCGATATTGCGATGGCTGTGTTTGGACAAGGAAGTCGCGATGCTACAAAATTAGGAAAGGCAGTATATCGTAATTTTGGAAAGGGAGAAAAAGGATTCAATGTTTCCTCTTGTCAATTTGCCACCCATTATTTCTTTGAAAATGCGACGACACTTCATGGTTTCGTTCGCAATCTGTCGGAAAATACGGCGCCGGGTGGTTATTTCGTAGGTACTTGTTATGATGGACAGACAGTGTTTGATTTATTGCGTAAATACGATGAAGGTGCGGGATTCAGTTTGTTTGTTGAAGGACGCAAAATCTTCGAAGTGTTGAAAATGTATAGTCAAAGTGGATTTACCGATGATGAGACTAGTTTAGGATATCCTATCAATGTGTTTCAGGAAACAATTGGAAAACATGCTGTCGAATATTTAGTGAATTTTGATTATTTTGCGCGTGTTATGGAGAATTATGGATTTCATGTAGTAAGTGATGAAGAGGCGATTGGATTTGGTTTCAAACGTGGAACTGGTAAATTTGCGGATTTGTTTCAGATGATGGAGGCGGAATTGCGAATGAGACCAAAAGCGGCGGCGGATTATGGAAAAGCACCAATGATGAGTCGAGAGGAGAAACAGATTTCATTTATGAATCGTTATTTCATCTTTAAAAAGACTCATAATGTGAATGCGAAAAAGGCATATGAACATGAGAAAACTGTGGAGAAAATGGTGGAAAAAGAGAATGCGAAATTCGAGAAAGAAGTCGCAGAAATGGTGAAAGGTGAAGAAGAAGGACGAGTGGTCATGAAAATCAAGAAATTAGGAAAAAAGAAATTACAAATACAGGAATATTCGCCGATTGTAGAGACACCCGATGAGACGAATTTAAAGAAGGAAATGGAAATTGTGAGAGAAACTGTGGCGCCAAGCGTAGCACCAGTTGTAGAACCGGTGGTAGAACCGAGCGTGGTAAAACATAAAATCACTTTGAAGAAGAAACCTGCTTTAGAAGAAAAAGAAGAAGAGGCAGAAGAAGGAGAGAAAGGTGAAAAAGTCAAACGATGCCCGAAAGGAACCCGTAAATACAAACCATTGGGAGATGGTTGTTATACAACGGAACAAATTGAAGGACATAAAGCGAGAAAGAAATAAGTGGTGGGTGAAATGGAATAGATTTGATATCTGTATATTATAACATTTCGAAATTAAATATGTCAGGACAAGGAACAATAGTACAAACAGAAAGACAACAAACAGAAGCACAAATTGTTAATAATACAAATCCCACCGGTGCAACAGATACTAAGTGTGATTTTTATTTAATATTCGATGCTAATAATGGGTTTTACAACGAAAATATAACAGCCGATATAAAAAATGGAATAACTGCTATAACTGGTTTTAACACTGTTATGGAATTTAAAGGTGGTGATACTAATTACAAATTAGTGGCTCTCGAATATAGCCCGAATAATGAATCTAATAAAGTAACTGGAATTACTCCCACCGATATATCAAAAATTGGAAAATATTTTGAGAAATTCTTTGAAAATATGAATCAAACCGCTTTTATCAGACAAAGATTAGCCGAATGTTTAAAATCCACATCATCCGGCGGTAATCGTTTTGCCAAAACCATTCGTTCCAAAAACATTACCCATTGGCGTCGTAATAAATCCAATCGCAATCGTCGTCAAAACAAACGAATATAAACAAATCTAGCGTTTAACAATATCACACTTTTTCTCTCCTTCTTTAAAACAAATGTCTAGCAAATCTACTGTTTTACAAGGTTTCAATAAGGTTTTTTTCGATTTTTTCGATGATATTTCACATATTCTTCCTGAAAATCCCCATGTCATCGCCGCGATTAATGCCTTTAGCACAATTCGTAAAGCAAATCCAACAGCAATCTGTAAAGGATGGCATAAATTCGTGGTGATTCCTTACGGTGATGAAATCCAACAAGGAAATATTTCCTTCTTTTTCGATAAGGATTATACCAATGACCTACAGAAATTGAAAAATTCGAATCAGATTCTTGATATTATTGATACTATCCGAGAGCCAATGAAAAATATTGGAGATGAAAATCGAGTCCATGTTGCGACATATATTCAACAACTGAGTCGTTTAGCAGTTGCTTATAATTCATTGGCATAAGCCGATTTTTACAGTTCTATCATATATATTATCAATAATATATATGAATCCAAATCCATCGACAACGCCAAAAACACCGATGAATTGTGACAATTATTTCCTGTATATTTTCGCATTTTATGTATTTTCTCTTTATTACGCATTTAAAAAACATACAAAATTCATTGGTTTTTTAATGTTGATAATGACATATATTGCGTCTGGTGGATATTTATTCAAAATCAAAATCCATGAAAAACTAACATCGATTTTCGGCGGAAACTATGTGTCTCCGAATCTATTATTATTCGGATTATTTTGCGTGTTTTTCTTGAATACATATGCACAAGTGAGAGTATTAGATACATATGTATATGTTGGAAGACATAAACAAACATTTGATTTTAAAATGGATAAAAAATATCAGAAAACAATAGAGACATATACGAAAATATTTCTCTCTGAGAATGCGATTTTATTAACATTGTTATATTTTATTTTTGCGGGTATTATTGGAGGAGGGTCTATGACGGTCCAAGCAATAGTTGCCGGGACTCTATTAATAGTTTTAGTACTTACCATATTTCTAGTAGCAAAGGCACATGATTTTACAAAACTAAAACATGCGATATTGTAGATGGGTGTTAGTATAAAAAATATCGGCGGATTTTATTATGAAATATATTTCAGTAGAAAAAGTAAATAATGTAACTGCTATATTTACGCCGAAGAGTCGTTATGTTATTATGCATACTCCTTCAGACAGTACCACAAATTTAAGCGTTGCTACAATTGGTTATTTGATGGGCATGTTAGCTCTAAAAACATATTTAAGAGGAGACTATCCTCCAATAGATACTACAGAAAACAAGCCTCCTCTTGATTTAATGACGCATATTTTTAGAATTACTAACACAAATATAAATCACAATCAAATTGCGAATAAGGACAATAAGTATCAAGTAAACCCATACCTCGATGAACGGTGGAAGCAAAATTTATATTGGACTGTAAAAAATGGAAAGTTTATGATGTTTTATGGAAAAAATTATGCGACCTCATCAAATAATATTAAATATGAAATACTATATGAACAAGATAAAATTGATATTTCTCAATGGAATGTAAGTGCCGTTAGAAATGCGTCTCATCTTTTTAATTGTCCGTTGATCATTAAAGAATATGAAACGAACGATATTGATATCAATGATGTAATCAATATCGAAAACTGGGATGTGAGCAACGTTGAAAATATGGAATGTATGTTTATACACTGTAAAACATTCAATAAACCGCTCAACTCATGGAATGTCAGCAATGTGACTAATATGAGTTCTATGTTTGAATTCGCATCTTCTTTTAATCAACCATTAGATAATTGGAATGTAATCAATGTTAAGGATATGTATAGAATGTTTTATTATTGTGAAAATTTTAATCAACCGTTAAACGCATGGGGTGAAAAACTAAAAAATGTCATTGTTATGTGGTCTATGTTTACGAATTGTTCTAAGTTCAATCAACCGCTTAATAATTGGAATGTAAGCAATGTTGAGGATATGAAAAATATGTTTTTTTTGTGTGAAAAATTTAATCAACCGTTAAACTCATGGGGTGACAAATTAAAAAAAGTGACTGACATGAGTCACATGTTTGCAGGATGTGCCAAATTTAATCAACCACTCGATAAATGGAGACTACCCAATTGTAAGAGCGTTGAGGGTATGTTTCAAGGCTGCGTTTCATTTAATGAAAAAATACCGACAATATTAAAACAAAACGCAAATAAAACGAATTGGTTGAATGGTACCAAATTAGAATCCGAATTAGAATCCGAATCCGAATCCGAATCTCAATCTGTTATGTCTAAAAACAAAACGAAGAAAAACAAAACGAAAAACAAAAAAAGCAATCAGAGTAGAAAAAATGTTACTGAAAATGATGATGTTGATGAAGAAGCCACCGAAATAAAACCAGATAATGAAAAAGTTGTTGATGAAAAAGTGGTCGATGATGAAGAAGAACCAATTATAGAGAAAGATATGCAGCTTGAATCAATGGAGCCAAATAATAACCCAAATGAGCAAAATGGATTTCGATTTATATATGATATATTTCAAAAATTTTATAAAAATGAAAAAAATCTAATAGAATCAAAAAAACCGAAAACATCATATTTTTACAATAATGAAAATCAACTTTATCAAAGTTATAATGATAAATTTATCGAAATTCCAGCCTTTAATAACAACACGACAAATAAAAGGTTATATGTAAAATATATTCAATATTTACAAGAGGAGCATATATTATTTACGATTCTAAAAACTAAAGATACGGTTGTCTATGATGATCATTACCATTTTTATTTAAAAGATGGAATTGTAGGATTTCATAAAACAATTCAAGAACCGGATAAACCGGATAAACCGAAAAAAATACATTTGACTTGTAATTTTGAAAATGGCAAAATATTCAATGATTATGATTCTTTCAAGGATACGATTTGTAGAAATCCCGGTGGTATCATGAAAAATGTGTTTATTGAGGAAAATGATTTATACTATATATATCAAATCATTTCACGGCCATTTTTACAAAATCAGAAAGCCGGTAAAAAAATAACTAGAAGAAGAAGAACTCGACAAAGAAGAAGAACTCGAAAAAGCCATTACCATTATCGTTGAAAAATCATTACCCTTCGTTTTTTGTGAGTTTTTTTCATTTTCCTTTTTATTTTTCTCTGACTTGACTTTCTTTTTTTCCCTCCAATGTGTTTTCTATTTTTAATTAATATTATATCATATTCTAGAGAAGAATCTTCAATTATGAACATATTGTTTTTCAATTGTTTTTCAGGTTCGGTATAAGTTTTATTTTCATTATCAAGTACATTTAATGTCTCACCGCCTGAGCGTATGCGGTTGCATACGCGAGGCGGTTGTTAGGATTCCACTAGCTTGCGCAGTGGAATCCTTTTACATTTCTAAACAAAAATCTTCGATTTTTGTTCAGGCGGTAAGAAATTAATATTGTTAAAAGTTCAAACGCCTAAAAATTGAAATAGTTTATTTGTTTAATAATATATCATTATACCAAATCATTATGCCAAAACATTTTATGAAAACAAACAATTGTGGATGCGTTGTGAAAGCAACATCAGATAGAATTAAAAAAGAAAATAATACAGTTTTATACCTAATAGGCGGTCATACACATATAAATATGTGCGAAACATGTAAGCAAGATGAAATAAATGAAATTGATACATTATACAATATGTGGAAAAATGATAATATTACGGATGGATCCGGAAATGATGGATGGATAGAATGTAGCTATTATGGTGATAAATCGGTATTTGAAAAGTAAAAAGGTATCCGAAATTAGAAAACCTGCTGATTACAATAAAGTAACTCCATAACAACATATACCAAAGAGAACGGATTTGAAAAAGATGCCATATAAATTCATGTTTCCATCCTCTCCGAACAATCCAAATATTTTCATGTATCGAAATATAAGAATATTCCAATAAGGTAATTGAAATAAGAAGAAGAGAACCGCCAATAAAATCGGAATTTGCATTTCATCCCAAATATTTTCCAAATGTTCTTTGCGATATTTATTTTTTTGATAATCAGTGGCTAATTTTGCGGTTTCCAATTCGAAATCTTTCAAATAATCTGTAGTCAGTTTTACAGGAGGTGGTGGTATGTGATTTGGCAATGTTTCTGGATCATTACTAAATCTTGTCGGGTCCATCTCGACTCCTCTACATGGAACCGATGGTTGAGAAGAATCATATGTTGGGTCAAACATAGGTCCATGACTGGGTCCAGGATTGAAATTTGGTGGATTTTGTGGAAACCCATGTTGGGGTCCACTTCGAGAACTACGTAATTCTTCTACACTGATTGTCGGTAATGTGTTTCCACCATTTGGAGGAGGATGTCCATATGGATTTTGATGAACATTTAAGGTTTGATATTGTGTTGCGTTTCCAGGTGTCATCATCGGACTATGTGTCATTTGTCCCATTTGTCCTATCGAAGGTGGTGCACCTTGACTAAATCCCCATCCTGAGTTTTGAACAGGATATCCATTGCCCATTTCGCCTAATTTTGATAAAGGAGTAATATCATCTCTCATATTGCGATCCATACTTCCAAATATGTTTATATTTTGAATATATAAGCATATCCATAAAAAACCGCTAGAATTCATAATTTGTTGGGGGTATATTATCCACCATTCCCTAATCTTAAAAATGTACCTCTCACTTGTTCCTGCATTTGTTCATTTTGAGCTCGAATCATTTGATTACGATATTGACGTTTCATAAGTTCGATTTGTTCTTGTTTATGTTTCTCTTGTAACATTCTTTCGGATTCCGCTTTGCTGATTGCGTTTCCCATATTACGTTCTCTCGCCATTTGATACTCCTGAATATTCTTATATTTTTGTCCTTGATAATCCGCCTCTGAAATCGAAAATACAGTTTGGTCTTTATGTACTTTTCGAACATCGTCGAATTTTAATTTACTAAAAGGGTCACATTCAACATATTTTGTTGCTAATTCATCATCGTCATCATCATAATAATTAGAACCTCCCATATATCCAGTACGTATCTCTCTCACACCATTATAATTAATTAATTCATTACTTTGTTTTTTGCGTACTTGATTCATCATATCTCCCATATTTTTCGTATTCACTTGTCCATCCACAGAATATTCATTCGATTCCTGAAACCATTTATAACGGGATTCATCGATTTTTTTCATGGCTTTTTCTTCATAAATACGATTGAATTGGTCGTGGAATTTCTCTTGACCCATGGTTCCCATTGCGTTTTTTATTTGTTTTGAAATATATTCATCTTGTTTCTCTTGTCTTTCCTGTTGTTGGGTTCCAATAGATATATTACCTCCGCCATTCGATGACTGATTGTATTTTGTTTGTTCCTTGTACATATTTAAAATAATATCGTAGGCTTTCTTATAAAAAATGAAATATTTGGGGTCAAGTTTGGATTTATCAGGATGAGTCATAAGAACTTTTTGTTTCGCATGTTTTAATTTTTCAGCAGTAAGTTGATAATCCAAATCAAATAATTGAAATATTTCGTCTAAAGTATAAGATGTAATATCAAGATTATGTGTCATTAATGAATAAAATATATGTATAAAAAAATAATATACTAGTTCCGCAGTATATGATTGTTTTAGAAAAATTACCCTTGTCAATTGAAACCTATATTCAAACTGAATTATCGAATATTATTGCTCGTGGTGAAAATATAAAACGATGGAAACTCAGTAATAATGGTTGTCATTCTTATAAATATTTATTTACAACCAATGATAAAACACGCACATCTTTTTATCTATGTTTATGGACAGATGAGAAAGACCAACATCCGTTTTGTTTGAATTTTAATGCTTGTTGGAATCGTCGACAGATTGATAGAGATATATTACCATTGCCATATTGGCAACAAGAAGAATATGGATTGATAAGATTGATATCTGCATGTAGCACAAATCAATATTTCTTCTATTTAAATACTACGAAATTGAGAGAGATTATTATGAAACCCGGTATTGAATATCATTGGCCGGCGCCATAAACCTAAACTTTATAATAACCACCAACTGGTTCATTGTCTGAATTGTCTTTTTTAACTATTATTTTGAATTTTTTCAAATAATCATGTTTGTAGTGATGTAAAAAATGAACTTGTATTTGAATTCCCGGAAATGTAGAATTCAGAATTTTTTTAGTATTTATAATGATTGATTGTTTGTTTTCATTAGTTAATTGATTCAAAACTATATAATTTACATCAATTGAGTTATTATCATATTTTATAACGATTGAAATAATTTCATTATCAATATTGACACTGTCTATTAATTTATCAACGTCAAGAGATGAAAACCGTTGATTATTAATTATCATTTGATTTGTATTTTTTCCGATAAGATTTTTAATGTATTGTTTACCATTTTCATTTACAATAGTTCCAATATCTTCCATAACATATCGAATAATAGGGAATGTATGATTTATAAAACTGGTAACAACAATTTTGTCATCTTTATTCTCTAAATAACAAAAATTATTAAATACTTCGAATGTATTTTTATCGTTTTTGACTTGATGTGCGATTTCACCAAATTCAACTGCTCCATACGTGTTTTCAATGTTTGATGTCTCAAATACAGATTTGCAAAACGATAAACTACAATTCAATAAAAATTCACCGGATAAATTGATGTTTTTGGGAAAATGAGTTAATCGCAAATTTTTCTTTTTTATATAAATGCAGTTTTGCAATAATACAAATGGAAAAATAACAAGAAAATCCGGTTTTTTTGTATTTATGGTTTCAACGAATTTCATCGCAGTTGTCTCATTCACTTCTTTAAAAGATAAGAAATAAATGTTCAAAATATTTTCCAAATATGGATTACTTTTTTCATATTCATTTGTGAAATATGAATTTGACGGGTAATATACCATGATTTTTTCTCCATAGGTGTATCCGTTTTTTTTGAAAGATGTTATAAATGTATGAATATACATATATGCGTCATATTTATTCATCCAGACAAATGTACTTTTTCCAGATGTACCACCGGTCGACTGACCAATAGCACAATTCAAATCATACAGTACTGGGTCATTTTCACACCCATGACGGCATGTTAGATTACATTTTTTATATGGCAATGTTATCATCAAATCATTATTATTTATTAAATCATCTTTTGTTAAATATGGTAATTCCTTAAAATTGTATTAGGTGCACGAATCATATTTTTGGTAAAACTCATTATATTTAATTTTGTAATAATTATTATTTTTATAAACATTATTGATGTATGCGTTTTTGTCTTTGCCGAAACCTATATCATTAAACAGCAAAAATGTTATAATTGTCTTATACAATAAATAAATCAGTATCAAAACTATAAAAATTATCAAAGCATTTTTATTTCGATTCTTATATTTGAAAATATTCATATATAAAATATACGAAAAAATGATAATCCCAGGGCGCCATCTACATCATAATAAAATTCTCTTCTTTCAACATTTCTATTATTTGTTCGCGATTTTCTACGGCAATTTCGATTTTCATAGTATCATATTCTTTTAATGAAGATTTCCCTACAATCTGAAACATCTCTAAGATATGTTCCAAATGTTCTTTATCTTTGATGTATTTCGTGTTTTTACTTAACCATGCTAAAAATGACGGCCGATTTTCATCCATAATCGTGGTTTTCTTGTATTTTTCATACCATCGCATTGTTTCATATAAATTCGTTTCATCATGAATATTATAATCGGTGCCTGAAATCACCAATATTTGTTTGAAATCATTGATATGAATATTTCCAAGTTCTCCCAAAATATGACTTAAATCATAAAACATAACGTGATGTTTCAATAAACTCATATATCTCAATACTCTTGGACATCCATATAAGAATAAATCCATGTCTTCACTCATACACGCATACGCATGTCTTTGAATCACTAAATATGCGCATAATTCATCGGCTTCTCCCGACGCATCTATATAAGAAACCCCCATTGCCGTCATGAATTCTTTCGTTTTTCGAATATCCGCATCTTTAATACGAATAAATTGTTTTTTTAATTGTGTCATCTCATCAATGATTTCTTGTTTCGCAGTAGGGTCGACCGTTTCCAATTCAGCCGCCAGATGTTTATATTGATTTTCCGCGATTTCTTTCTTTGTTTTTCTCTCATTTACTAATTCTTTTTTCTCTACGGGAGCACGACCATCAAAGATAAATAATGGCGTGATTTGATAATAACGGAAAATAGAAATCATCGAAAAGAAATTTTCCAAAAGAGAATTTTCTCCAATATATTTGTATAAATAAATACTCGTATCAATTACTATTTTTTTACCTCTCAGGGTTGATAAATGAATATTGGAAATGGCCGATGCGCCACAACGTGTCATCATATAACGATTTAGATTTTTTATTCCCATTTTTTATTTCCTGATATTACTTATTATATAGTTTATATATTTGTAAACTATATATTAGTCAATTTCATTGTGTGCTGCTGGTTGAAGTCGACCTCTGTTTTCGTTTTCGTTTTCTAGTTGTTGTTGTCTTATTCGTTTTTGATTGGCTTTCTTCACATTTGATTTCAATCGTGTCTAATTTATTCAACCAATCTTCTTCATTTTTATCTCTCAAGTTTACATCAATTATGAGGGCATGTTCTACATTATTATCATTCATTAAAAACTCAATGGCTTCTTCTCTTGATGACCATCCATATTCTTCCAAATCTTCTCCCGATTCTTCCAATTCATCCAATTCTTTATAAATATCATCAATCGTTCTCTTATTTTTTTCATTATAATTTTTATGTATTTCTCTTGCATGTTCTAATTTAATTGTATCCGGTGTTAACCCATGATTTCTAACATAATCATTTATTTCATTATTGGATGCACCGAAATGTTTATACATTACATAGGTCGATATTGGATTCACCGATACAGATGATACTGTATGTATTACGGGCCTTAAAAAATACATTAAGTAAATAAATGCGGTTCTTAAATACAAATTAAATTTTTTCCCTTCAAATTCGGGTTCAGTTTTCGATATTAATTCAATTTTATCCGGTTCATGTAATTTTCCAGAGACGCTTGATACACATCGATTTCGATAATTTAAACACAACATGAAATCATAATTGGAATATTCACTGTATTCAGATTCACCGATTTTCCTATATTTATATCTCTTGAAACTAAGTGAATAATTAGAATTGCATTTTCGCCGTAAAGATTTATTCAGAGTTTTGATTTGTTTCAAAACATTGACAATTCCTATAACATTCATTAATTATTAGAGAGACAAAAAATTGAAATTCTTTTTTGTATTATTCAATCGAAAGTATTCTAATCGTGTGCCCTAATAAGATTCAAATACCGAAATGTCCAACTGCTGCCAATACAACTTCGACGGTTTGTCTCAGTCCGATGTCCAAGAACTTCAAGTCAAGATGCCCAAGACCAATTATATTATCTCTCCCGTTGGATTGCTAAATATTCAAATCAATATTATGATTCCAAATGTGAATCTGGTTACCTCTGCTCGATATATTTATCAGAAATTTATCGATTTGAATATTGGAGTGATCCGAAATGTGCGATTCGAAAAATACAGCGAAACCTCTACTTCGAAACGCGCTTATATTCAACTTTATGGATGGTTTCAAACTACAGTCGCCGAAAACATTCAGAGGAAAATGGCCAATGTTGGATTGGCTCGGGTCGTTTATAATGACCCTGAATCATGGAAAATTATCGAAGATGTCAGCAATCGCGTCTATTCCACGAATTCCGATCATACTATCTTCTTTCCGCCATTTGAGATGTATAATATTATCGAATTTAAACGCAAAACAATCAGAACCCCGAAACTCGATATCCTTCGACGCGTGTGCAATGATGACGCTGATATTGTGAGAGGACCTCCCGAAGATTCTGATAGATATGATGATTTGCTTATTATCGAATAATTTTCCGATTTTCCGAGTTCCGATTTCCGATTTCCCAATTTCCGATTTCCCAATTTCCGATTTCCGATTTTGATAAATAAATAATAAAAATGATGAAAGAGAAAAAAAGAAAAAAAAGAAAAACGATGAAAGAGAAAAAAGAAAAATGATGAAAGAGAAAAAAAGAAAAAAGAAAAAAAGAGAAAAATGATGAAAGAGAAAAAGAAAAAAAGAAAAAGAGAAAAAAAGAAAAAGAAAAAAGAAAACATAAGAAAGTTTTCTTTTTTTACAAAGACAATAAATGGAGAGAGATAGGTTCTTTCTAAACCGTAGGTTCTTTCTTATATGAACATAGTACCTTCGATTATACCGGAACCATCAATTCTATCCTCTACCAATCAAAGAGACGCAGCAATAAATGCCAAAAAAAACGTTCAAACCTTGAAAACATACGCAAAAAAATCTATGAATGAATATTATATGGGAAAAACCGAAAATTTTGTGGCATCAAGACAACGACTTTCATATGAACCAAAAGATTACTTAGATATAAAACCAACTATTGATTTTAGACAAATGGATACAGTTCAACAATTCTTTTTATTATCAGCAACATCTTTAGGACTCTATCTTCTTTTTCAAGGGCTTTATAAGAGACGTTAGGTCTGTCCTTAATATATGTTTCACCGTAAGTCTAAGAGAAAAAATCGGAACCGTATTCGACATACTATCAAAGGTGGAAAACGCAAACTGAATTGTAACCCGGGTACAACGGATGGCATAGCAAACACATGTATTACGAAATCAGTGTTATTGCGTGTCCGGGATGAATATAATAAAGACCATCCACAAAATCGAGTATCGGATTCTCTCGGTCCTGTTCAATTATATAATGAATTGAAAACGCGATTAAAATGTGACCATGAAAAATGTCTATTGAATGAAATCGATGATTCCTCAGAGAGAGCCAAATATCACGCCGAATTATTCGCTCCTGAACATCCGAAAGAATGGAATAAAAATCCAAATGAATGGTTATCGAATCATGATATTGACCGTGTGATTGCCCAATATGAAAAAATCCATAAAGATTTTAAATATTTAGGAACGAGCGCCATTGATTATGATTTCAAATATAGCGACGGTAATTGTGTGGAAAACCGACTTTGTAAATTCGATTTAGCCTCTTTGTTGAAAAGCGGAAAAACACGTTATGGTGCTATTTTTAATTTGGATAAACATGATGAAAGTGGTTCTCATTGGGTATCCTTTTTTGTCAAGGTGGATACCGCAAAAAAACAGGGATGGATATGTTTTTTCGATAGTGCCAGTAGTTCAAAAGGTTCAAAAGATTTAGATGAATTGGTGAAAACGGAAGCAATGCCGGCAGAAATCGCGAATTTGATAAGAACGATTATGAAACAAGGCGAAACCAATGGATATAAATTTAGTTGGCAAATGAATCGACGTCAACATCAACGTGGAGGTTCCGAATGTGGCATGTATTCGCTTTATTTTATTATCCATATGTTGGAAAATTCCGAGAAGACGATGAATTGTGTACAAAACCATAGATTAAGCGATAAAGACGTAGAGAAGTATCGAAAGATTTATTTTAATGAGCCAGCATAACGCCATGAATTATCTGTATATACAGTATTAATATTGTATATTCAAAATGCGAAAAACAAGAAAACTATACTATAGAGGAGGTGAAGACAATGAAAATATAAAAAAATTGGCAGATTCGATTCGAACACATATTAATGATAAAATAAAATCAGCATTGAACAATAAACAACCAATTGATATATCAAAACAAGAACAACCGAAAATTGATGTTGACAATTTGGCGAATACGATTCGGACCCGTATTAATAAAGAAGTACAATCAGCATTAGATACGAAATTATCAGTTGATACACAAGAACCGAATATTAATGTTGGCAGTTTGGCAGATTCGATTCAGACCCGTATTAATAGAGAAGTACAATCAGCATTAGATAAGAAATCATCAGTTGATACACAAGAACCGAAAAATGATGTTGGCAATTTGGCGAATTCGATTCGAAATGCTATTACTGAAGAAGTACAATCAGCATTAGATACGAAATTATCAGTTAATACACAACAACCGAAAAATGATGTTGATATTTTGACAAGCTTGTCGGACACGGTTGAATCACAAACACTAACAAACAATATACCTACACAAAATCAGAAGTCAAATTTGCACCAATTGAAATCACAGATTTCCGGAATTCCTGGAATTTTGACTAATACGTATCGCGCAGCAACGTCTCCGACGAACCCAACCAATTATGCATTCGGACAATTATTGAAAACTGGCAAATCTATTCTTCAAAAACAATTCGAAGAAGAAAAAAATGGAATCGGCATTCATTCTATCGCCACGTTTAATGATGGCAAATTAAATAATGTCAGTTCCCGTCAGACAGGAACATTTAACCCCGACCCCACAAAAAGCGCCAAAGAATTTTTCAATGGACGTGATGAAATTAGTTCTCCGGATGAAGTACAAGTTAGCAAAGCATTTGAATACTATGCAAATGCTAAAAAATAAAAAATTGAACATAAATTTAGAATAAGTTTTAGACCAGTATTCTAACCTTGAATAAAATCATGTCCACATTCTTCTTATCTGATTTCCAAGAACAAGAATACAAACTTCAATTTGCCATTTATCTTGGCACTACATTTGTCCTGATGGGATTCGTTTTAATTTTCGCATTGATATGGGAAAATCAAACATTGACGGCGCGTATCGAGAAACTGGAAAATGCCGAGAAATTACAATTGCTGTCCAATGAAGGACTGAGTGGTTTAATCCGTACTATCCAAGAAAATATGCCTTTAAAAGGGGATGTCGCCATGATGAGCGACCTCTTTTATGAAAATGCGGCGGAACTTCGGGCATTAAGAAACATTTTAGGCGATTATGGAGAACAAATCGCAAAACTTGACGCGAACTTTCATGGTTTATGTAGAGAAAATGAAAGTGTTCTTTATAAACATGGCATTATGGAGAAAAAGTTGGTGGCGATTGGAGAAGATATTGGAAGTTTAGCAGAACGAGTTCAACGAATGTTCGATGATTTTGAAGAAACAAAGAGAATTAATAAATACAATCAAGAAACACTTTTAGAGAATCAAGACACATTGGCGGCGAATTTGGAAAAATGTTTGAGACAAGTTTCGAAATAAAATGAGAGCCGAATGTTAATATATTTCTATAACTATAACATACTATGTTTGAATATAACCCGTTGAATAATATAAACAAACAAACACCATTGATACTTAAGGTATATTTTGATAATGGAAATACGAATGATATAAAAATTATGGGCGAAAAAAATGAGTCAATCGAAGAATTAATTGATGACAGAATAAAAACCAGCAATTTTTCTAAAACAGTCGTCCGCACTTATATGAGTAATGCAAAGAACAAAGTGTTGGAAAAGCAAAATGAAGCTAATGCGACGAACAATGCGTTGAAACTGAATACTGACGAAGATAAATCAAATGGTGGTTCTCGCAAAAGTCGCAAGAACCGCAAAAGTCACCGAAAATCAAATAAAAAACGAAGAGTCACTCGTCGCAGGTAGTTAGAAAATATATAGTATGGAACAAACCGGTTATTTTTGTTAGACAATACAAATCCACTCTAATATAATAAAGTATAAAAACATTCTTAGAAATATTTTTATCCTATCAAATGTGTGGTATTTTCGCTCTTCTCAATCATCGCAAATCCGGCTCTCCTCGTTTCTCCAATGAAATATTAGAACAAGCCATTCGCAAAGGTCAATCACGAGGTCCTGAATATTCCGCAATTGCGCCTCTTGACCACGTCAATGCTATTTTTGCGTTTCATCGTTTAAAAATCAATGGACTAGAATCCGATAAAGCCAATCAACCTTTTTCTTATCAAGGTATTCATTTGATTTGTAATGGCGAAATTTATAATTGGCGTTCTCTTGCTACAGAGTATCAAATTGAATTAGCCACTGGAAGTGATTGTGAAATTCTCTTACATCTCTACAAAAAAATCGGTATACATTCTCTTTTACAAGTCATCGAAGGCGAATTTGCGTTTATCCTCTTAGACACGAATCAAAATGTTCTTTATGCGGTTCGCGATCCTTTTGGAATTCGTCCTCTTTATTTTGCCCATAATTCACAAAATGTGTTTTGTTTTTCTTCGGAATTCAAAATGATAAGTGAATTACAAGCCAATCCAAATATATCTAATTTTCAGATTGAACAATTTGAACCCGGAACCGTATCGACATTTCATTACAGTAATAATCATGTTTTATGGAATCATGTGAAAACTTCGAACTATTATGTGATTCCTCGTGTAATGAAAGGAAATGCCTCTCTGACTAGTGTGTATCAAGCATTTTATAACGCTGTCAAAACACGTGTTCAAAATACAGAGCGTCCTGTTGCATGTTTGCTCTCGGGAGGTCTCGACAGTAGTTTAGTGAGCGCAGTCGCCGCTAGAATTATCAAGGAGTCAAATAAGGTTCTGGATACATATAGTATTGGTCTTGCGGGTTCCGAGGATTTATATTATGCGAAATTAGTGGCTGATTTTATTGGCTCGAATCACACCGAAATCATATTAACCGAAGATAATTTTTTCGAGGCGATTCCAGAGGTGATTTATGCGATAGAGTCATATGATACAACAACCGTGAGAGCGAGTATTGGTAATTATTTGGTGTCGAAATTCATCTCTCGTACAAGTGAAAATAAAGTAGTATTATGTGGAGATGGAGCCGATGAATTAATGGGTGGATACTTGTATTTCCATAACTGTCCGGATGCATCGAGTTTCGAGTTAGAATGTCGAAGATTATTGAAAGATATTCATTTGTTTGATGTGTTGAGAGCCGACAAGTCAATCTCATCGAATGGTTTGGAAGGTCGTGTTCCGTTTTTAGACGTGAATTTTGTCGAAGAATATTTGCGATT